TGGGTATTTGTTAAATGGGTGCTTTGCAGTCAATATCTGAAGCATTTGTGGCTGTGGTACAGCACCTGCCTCTTATTGTCTTCATCATTGCGTTGACATGGTTTTGTCTAATGGGAATAAGGGGAAGATGGTACAAAGTTGTATTTCTGATTTTCTTCACACCCAAATGTCAAGCCTACTCCTTTTGTAGTAACAATGAGTTTAATCTCTGCACCACAATTAATTCCACAATTGAAACAAATTACCATGTGGTCAATCCCCAGAATACAACAATTTTGTTAAAATTTATCAATGATGGTTTTTATTTTAATGTTGTAACTCAGTCCAATTGTACATCAAGCAGTGATTTTTATCTAGTGAAAATGCAAGCTGTTTTGCTGAATTCAACTGATTTACCAGGGTGTCTAGGAGGCTGGATAAGCAATACATACTTTGACTCAGTCAGATGTAAAAATATGTCTGATAACACCAACTTGAGGCTTCTCCCAGGAGGCTTCACCATCACCACAAGAGAGAAACCAGTTGATGTCGAAAGATTTCCCCTCTATAATCTGACATTTAAATGGAAACATGATGATTTCACTAAAAATTTAGTGGAAAATGTAGGCAATCTGTCCAAAGTTGCCTGCACAACTCAAAAACTAATTGAAAGCTGTAGAAACAAAACAAGTTCTAGTGGGACCATTAGACAAACCTGTGACACAAGTCCACTGCCTGTTTTAACAAAGTTGAGAAGGAAAAGAAGCTCTGAGTTTGCTGTGTCAAGCACAACCTCTGTTTTCAGTCTTATAAGTCTTGACACTGGTTATGCGGATTCATCTGCACTGTGGGAAAACATTATCAGAACTCAAAAGTATCTGAATGAACTTGAAAAAATTGTTGCAAATCTCACAGACAATCAAATGCTTCTCAACAATCAAGTTGTTCTTGATCAACTAACTATAAAAGAAATGTTAGATGACTTAAAACAAAAAGGTTTAAGACTTGATAAAGCTGAAAAAGCATTTAATAACACTCATTTGTGTGTTATGAGAAATGAATCTAATGATTTGACTCACTACTTGAGAATAAAACATATGCATGACAATGGAGAATATTATCATGATTGTAAGAATTTAATTTTAGTAAATGATTCTCTTTCTGGTTTGATTGATTTAACAAAACAAGCACACTATGAGGCAATTCAAAGTTTAAGGATGTCTTTAATTAGAGATTATTTATTAACTTTAAGATGGGAATATCCATGCTCATTGATATTAATAATTTTAGGAGTGATTTTGATTTTAGTTCAAAAGCGAGCATTTCAACACAGACATTACAAAAAAGGGGATGAATGGATGTGTCCCTTTCCACACTATCCCAACTCCAAGGGTCTTTGCTCCTGTGGAAAAAATTATGAATTTGTGAAACTCATGGATTGTTCCATCGAAAAGTATTGATGGATGGTCGGCAGCGCCCTAGGGCCTTTTTAAATGAGTTCTTTTTTCTTGGCTGTCTGTTTCGACAGCTCAGAGCTCAGAGCTCGGTTTGTGAGGGTTTGGAGTTCACAACAAAGTTGTGAAGTCTCATGTTGTCCTCGCTGGCACAGTGGGGCAGTTGTTTGAGTTCCATTTCATTCGGTTTGGCTTTGAGTCTTAGATTATGAATTACTGACTTGTTGCAGACAATTGAGCCAACAGAGCAGATATAACCCTGTTCCTTTCTTTCTCTCCACTCAGGGAGATTGATTTCAATTCTGTTTCCTTTATATGAACAAAGGTTAAGGAAAGTGTTGATATCACTTCCAAAAAAATAAACAGACTTGAAATTATCAAGTTCTGATTGAGCATCAAAAAAAATGTCTCTGGAATTTAGACCAAGTTCATTAATGGCTTCTAAATTTATACCATTGCAGTATTGTGCTTGTTGCAAATAATCTTTGCCAGCCTGTGAGCTAAAGAAAACTGCTTCCCTCATCCAGTAGTTTCCTTCTCTAGTAAAGAAACTTGTAATGGCCACCTCATTTGGTTCTGATGCTGATCCTTCAATGTCAACAAATGTTGAAATTTTTGTGGCACCTGTTACTGCTTTTTCTTTTTCATTTGCAAAGGAGAGGTGTTGTTCTGATTTAGGACTTTTGATTTTCCTCTCTTTAACATTTTTGGTTGAAGGAGGGTTTTGTCTGTTGTGTTTATTGACAGAAATTTCCTCTGATTGGATGAATTTAACTGTGTTTAAACCATTTCTTCTTACATTTGTTCTGTTTCTAAGTTTTGAATTCACACTGGGTGTTGTCAATGTTGAATGTATCAACAATTCATATGTACTTGTTGATCCAATTTCAGTGTTTACAGTTACACCATCTCTATGTTTGAGTTTGATCAGTGTGCTGAGCAGTTTTGAAGGCAACTCACTTGAAATCATTCTGTCACTAACACATCCTGTGATAGCACTGACAGCTGACTGAAATCTTGCTCTATTTGTTCTAAAAGGAGAATCATACAATTTTAGGTTGTCCTCAATTTCTCTCAATGCAGGATACTTTGAACTTTTTAACAATTGAGAATAAACTTTTTTTGTGAACGGTAGTTTGTTGAACAGCATTTTACATCGTGTACACAGCTCTAACATTTCATTAAATGTCATTGATTGTTTTTTGCAAATGAAGACTATCAAAAAGAGATAATCAACTTGAAGTTGATTGGTTAGAATCTCAGTTGCTGTTGAATCCTCATAATCAAATATGTCTTCTTTGACTGTCTTAAATTCAATGGCAGCTTTTTTACATTCCTTTGTCATGCCGTGTTGCTTTGCAATATAGCCAGCTAATTTTCCTGAACCTTGTTTTCTTAGAAATTTCTCATCAAGAAAGCCTGTATGAATGAAAAGAATGAGATCCTCTGCTGAAGATTCGATAAATTTGTTCCAGCCTTCCACTGTTCCGGATCCTGCTCCTGAAATTGTGCTTTGATTCTTTTTTCTAATTGTGTCTACATCATTTTTGAGTTCAATCAAGTCATTTAAGCTCATATTCTCTGTTGTAACAACTACAGGAATTTGTTCAGATGATTCGACAAATTTGTCGGAGTGAATATTTCTTATTCTTTTATTGACTTCTAGCAGTTCTTCTGAAATTCCTTGAGAATCACCTCCTGACTTGAAATGAGAGTTGATGAGGTTGCATTTTTGGATAAGTTCCCCATCTAGGTTGTCCCAGATTTTCTTGAGCTCATCTGTCACAGATTCTTTTATGCCAAATTCTCCATGAAGTTCTTTGATACTCTCATAGATCAAGTCCTTTTGAACAGCCATTTTGAAACAATAAAACCCACCTCCTCGGTGC